CATAACCCCAGGTAAGCATTAGTGATAAATAAGTATCACGCTCGTCTTGATACGTAATATAATTTATTGCACCAAGTGGTGGAGTTATAGTTATCTTACCTAGTACTATAGGTATAACTTCATATGGAGTTGCTCTATTGCCACTGCCAGTAGCTATTAATTGGGCCTCTGCATTACCAGGATCGTTTGTATTTGCACTAGGCGGTCTAATGGGTGCAATTGCATTTACTAATAAACTACCTGCTAATGTTACTCCTGCTGTTAGGGCGGCGCCTGTAATACCTGTTGCGGCTGTTCCAAGAGTAAAAGATCCCCCTGCAATAACAGATTGCAAACCTCCAGCAATATAAGGAGCCGCAATTGCTATAGCAATCATAGCAACTAATCTAAATATAGCTGCTCCATTTCCTTTGCCGGCAAGAGCACGATATTCTATACGATCATGTTCTTGTACTATAAAACTATCCCACTTATTTTCTTCTACTATGCGACCATTTACAATTATAATAACTTTTTCTACAGCTTTTTTACCTAATTGCCATTGTTCAAATAGCCAGCTAGATATTTCTTTTAGAGTAGTACCTGGTGCAACTGGAAGTGTATATAATTGTGTGCGTAATGGATGCGGCGCTGCATTTAATATAGCCGATTTTTCTTGACTATACTCATAAAATCCTATAATACGCTTATTCCAGCGATGACTAGATAAGTTTTCAACAGTTACATCTGTTCCTTCATTTACATGAAGAAATTGATTGTCGTTTATTAATACACCTACATGGGTTGCTGAACCCATGGTTTTAAACAATACAATAGAACCAATTTTAGGTTCCTTAATTTGGGTCCAGCCTTCTTTGTATTGATCTATTAACTCTTGTAATCGCGCAGTATCATCTACGGTATTATAACTATCAGTAAAGCTAGGTAAACTTATATTGTACTCATTCTTATAAACAAGACGTACTAATCCCCAGCAATCTAATCCATTGCTATCTCTGCCACCATCTTTGAATGGTATACCAATATATTTATTTGACCACATTAGAATAATCCTGGAAAATATTGCGGAGTAAAACTATGTTGTGGAAATGGTTCCAAATCTAAGTTTATCATATTAAGTTCAAAACTAATACTGTCTCTGTTATAGCTAATATTTGTAATGTAAAAATCAGTAAAAGTAATCTCTGGTACATTAGGAGTGCTAGATATAACTACTTCTAATTTTACTTTTGGTGGGCCATTAATAGTACGTATAAGAGGTGTTAGATATTGAGTTACGTCATTAATAACTATTTGACATCTAGCAGATTTGCCGTCATTTTCATCTGGAAGCGTAATTTCAAGTGGCAAGAATATAAAATTTTGGCCATTACTAATAACGCCATAAATTATGTCATCTAAATCCGTGCTATGATTTATTGGTCCACCAGTATCACTATCACCAATAGTTACACTGGTGCTTAGCCTTTGGGTCCAGCCATCAGCAATTCTGGCAATAACTGTGCCAGACTCATCGGGGTCATATACGGTTAATAACACTATAAAGTCGTCTCCACCTTCTGGTGCAAGTATTGACCTAATAGCTTGTAATGATAATGATGATATTCTACTCACGGTAAAACTTCCATCTGTATTTCAACATTATAATATCCAGGAGCAATATATGTTAAATTAAATAGCTGACCATCGTTACTAGGAATTATTCTAACCTCTTCCGTTATTCTAGTCCTTGGATGATTAAAATTAAATCTAAACACGCCTTTTAGTGTATTATGTACAAAATCTTCTAGATCAGCTACTTGTGCTTCAGTCATTAAAAAGGTCATGCTCATAGTTCTAGCGCGCTGTCCAAGCCTGCGCATTTTTGGCATACCTTTATCCATAGGAGTTCTAGCCAGTAGAACTCCTCCGGTTTCAGTGAACCCTTTTAATGGAGTTTGCGGCAAGTTAGGGTGCCAAGATATTGTTGCCATGATTATCTCCTAATTAGTGTAGGCTGTAATCCAAAAGAATTAGCTATAGCCTGCCTAGGGGCACCTCCTGGCCTGGCAATTTCTCTGCCTACCATTTCGCCTACCATTATATCAATACTAACATTTCCACGACTATCTGTAGTTTCTTGTGTAGTTACTTGTTGACCACTATAATTATGCACGTTAAAATTTACAACTGGTTTAGCTGCTTCTGTTGTATGTCTACTATCATTTTCCATACGAACACCAAGCTCTCCATTACTCATACGGGATAGCGGCATAATTGCTTCGGGACCGGCTTCACCCATTACTCCAAGACCTTTTGCAGCTTTAAATAATGTGGGCTTATTAACAATTTGATTAGTAAACATGCCACCTTTGGCATAACCAGGTATACTATATTCTTTAGTATAATCCATAGCTCCGCCCATAGCATATTTACGTATTCCTGAATCAAAAGCTCCGCCCATAGCCATAGCTCCGCCCCCCTGAGCAGCTACAGGTGTACCACCAAATAAATTACTAAATAAATTACCTAATAGTGGTTTTAATCCTTGTACATAAATTGCGTGCATTTGCAGGCGCATTTCATAGCGTAATATATCTTGCAAAAAGCTATTAATTACATCTTTAAAAGCACCCTTACCAGTAGTTGCCCAATCAACAACTGCATCAGCCATACCCTCAAACATTTTTTCAAACTGATTAGCAAAGTTTTTGAATCTATCTGGCACCATAACACTACGTTCTACTAATTCCTTAGCACCTTGTGCACGTTGTACAGTTAATTGTTGACGAGCATCTAAGTTTGCCAAATCTTGCTGAGCCTTAATTACAGAAGGATCAGTATTGGGATCTATGCCTTCAGCTCCTCCAGCAGCCCTTCTAGCGGCAGCTAATGCTAATTCTAGTCGTACCTTTTCAGCAGCTATATCGCGCAATTCACGTTCGACATTAAGGTCTATTTGTTTAATTTGTAAGTTAGCACTAAGTCTATTTTTCTCATCTTGAGTATACATACCCAAACTATCAAGAATATCAAATCGTTGTTGCTCTATGGCAAGCTCATGTGACTTTAGTTCCGCTATACTTTCGTAAATTAATTTCTCGGCCTCTAACTGACTTAATCGTAGTGCATCTCGCTCAGCAATTTCTTTAGTAGTTAAATTGAAATCTTCTACTGATCTAGTAGTACGTTCTACTTGTTTTCTAACGGCTTCATTTGCCTGTATTTGTTCTCTTGTTTTATCAACTATTTGACTTAGCGAAGTTAATCTGGCCTGATCACCTGCACTTATTTGTCCATCTACTCCATATTGCTTTACAAGGTCTTCTCTGAAAACGTTCAATCGACCTTCTTCTTCTGCTAGAGTTTTTGCTTCGCCAGCTCTTTCTCTACCCATTTGCAATCCGCGTAACCTTCTATCTAGGTCTTGCCTAATGCGTTCTGACTCAGAAGTAGTGCCTGTTATGCCACTTTTTATTGCATTAGTTAATTTTATTTCTCTGTCAAGCGTACGTTCTGTAATTTGCAAATTATAGGCAGCTTGTTTGCCTTGCTCTTCTAAGGCTGTTTTTTGAGCTAATAGTTCTTTTTTGCGACTACGCTCTAGTTCAATTTGACCGGTTTTCTCTGCAAACTGTGTTCCTACTTGTCTGGGATCTTGACCGGCTTTAAGTGCCATATCTCTAGCAGTTTGTGCTCGCTGTAAAGCTGCATCTGCTGCTTGATCTATTAACTTATATTGCTCTTGTAATACAGTTTGAACTAAATCTAATTGAGCCCCCAATCTTTCAGGAGTGTCACTGCCTATAGCTCCGATAATATTACTTAACTTATCAAATTCAAATTGTATTTTATCTGTTTGACGTTTAGCTTCAATGTCTAGAATTTTTATTGCAGCATCAAAATCAATAGATAATTTTTTAGCTGCAGCATTTGCTACAGCTAAAGCAGTTTTAGTTCTTCTTTCCTGTATAGCTAGCAAATCAGTATTTTCTGGTATTTGTTTTTGTAGTTCTTGAAATTGTACGTCAAAACTTTTTTGTGTTGTGCCAGAATTAAATTTACCACCAGTTTCTAAAAATTGTTTCTTTAGCTCTCTGGCACGCATGCCTTGCTGTATTCTTATTGCTGCAGTCGGATCTTCTGGTGTAGCTAGTGCTCCTTTTAGCATCTCTCTGTCTTTGGCGTCTTGAATTTCAAGGCGTAACAATTCTATTCTATCAGCTAATCTATCTTGACTGGTAATTAACTCTAACTCTACATCAACTTGTCTTTTTGATATGTCCGCTACAGCTTTAGTACCACTAACTGTGTCTGCGAAACCTTTACTAACAATATCTTTTTGTGATTGTAATTGTACTTGCGCTAATTTAAGCTTAAATTGTTCTATACTGGCAGCTACTTGTTCGGTTATACTTCGTTTAATAAAGTTTTCAGCTTCTTTACCTAATGCTTGAATTTCACTTCTTATTTTTCCAACACCTTGCTCTTGTGCAGCGATTATTGCAAGTTGTGCTGCTATTTGTTCATCTATCTCTCTTTTACCAGCATTGTTTAAATTCCAGCTTTGTCTACGTTTTTGTAATTCAGCTAACTTATCTCTAAACCCTTCTAATTGTTTTGCTGCACTTTCATATGCTGGTTTTAGATCATTAAATTGAAATACTAAATTTTGAATATCTAGGGCGGCTGTGCCAAATAGTGATAGGTCTGTATTACTTAATTTATCAAGACCAGCGGCTACAGTAGTAAATGACTCGTCCGTTAGAGCTTTATTTAATTCACCACTATATTTAATAGCACTAGAGAAGAAAGTAGTCATTGGGCTACTATCTTTCATGCTATTCATAAAGTTAGTCATAGATTTTTCAGCTAAATCTCCGCTGTCTTTTAGCCCCTTTAAATATAAGCTACTTTCTTGTACGCGTTTATTTACTTGACCAAGAGCAGACTCTATTTCGGACATTTTATCGGGGCCACCAGCCCCTACTGCTTCAGCAACATTTGTTGCTGTTAATCTTGAAGTAGGTATGTCTAATATTTGGGCGTATTGCTGTTTAAAAGCTTCTCTAGCTGGGCCAGCGGGTAAGGCCTCTATACTAGCCATTACTGCCTTTCCTAGTTGATTAGATAATTTTTCTCCCATACTATCAATGCCAGGAAGAAATCTTAAGAATCCTTCAACAAAATTGTCAAACCAACTACTTTCTGCTTTAAACTCATTAAATGCTTTTATAGAGTTTCTTACACTAGTAGTTAGTGAGTCTAAACTATTTGCATACGCAATTGCTGCTTCTAAACTTAATGAACCTTCCCATTTTTTATTTGTATCTATTGCAGTTTTAGTAACATCTTCTAGTTGTTCTATGCTATCTTTTAATTTACTAGCACTTTTACTATTAGTACTAAATAAGCTATCTAGTACCTCAAATATTGAATAAGCTACGCCTAAAAAACCAAAAAACCTACTTACAGCATTAAATAATATGCCAAAGCCCTGAGCTAATGCTTGTATACTTCCTGTAACAATAGTAGTAGCTTTACCTAAGCCTGTCATGCTCTTTTCAGCACTAACAGTTTTTACTAGGTTACCTATAGCTCCGCCTACACCTTCGCTATACACATCCTTGCTAACTTGCTCACGAGCTTTTGCACCAGCATACTGTGCTTGAGCTTTTCTTACATTTTGTTCAATTTGCCAAGTTCTGGATAGTATAGTTGCTTCTTTATCCATTGCATTTTGAGTTAAATCATGGGCAATATTAATTTTAGTTTGAATATCAAGTATACGCTTTTCAATGTCTAGTACGGCTTGAGCTTTCATGGCTTTTTGTTTTTGCAAATCATTGCCACGATTTAGTTGATTGTTTATTTTAGCTTCTTCTGTTTGAATTTCTTTAGCTGTACGTATTCGCTGATTATCAGGATCATACCCACTACTCCTAAAACCTTTACCACCCATACCAGCTAATTCACGCTTAGCAGTTTCAAGCTGTTTTTCTAGTTCTGGTAGACCAGCCTTTTGTTGCGCTTTAGTAACTAAATTTTCTTGAAAAGCGGTACCTATATCTTCTAAGTTAGCTTTTGCACGTTGAGCACTTGCTGTAAGAGTTTTTTGCCAATTACCTAGTGCGGGTATGGCTTGTTGTGTAATTTTTACAGCGGCCAGCGCTATAGCTGCACCTATTAGGCCTGTGTTATCTGCTAGTACTTTAGCTATAGGACCTACTACAGTATTTACTACTTTTAATATATCTTGTGCTGTATTTTTTAATTCAGCCAGTAATTTATCGTATGGATTGCCTTCTTGTGCAATTTCTCCAAACTTTTTGCGACCTTCCTCTAGCACTGCATTGGCGAATGCTTGACGACGTTCAAAATCTGTTAGTTGGCTTTCTGTTTTACCAACTTTACGTGCATAATCTTCAGCTGCTTTACCAGTTTTAGTAAATAAACCTAGTTCGTCTAATAATTCTGGTTCTAGTTTAACAATACCGCGACTAAGCCTGCTAACGGCATCACTCATGTTAACACCTAGTGCCTGACTAGCACCTTTTGCTACTTCAGCAACAGCTAGAATTTGGTCACGACCTAATCCGGCAGAACTAGCTTTTGTTACTGCTTCGGCTGCTTCGCGAAAACTAACCATGCCATCAGTAGCAGCTACAAAGCTTTTACTCATACTTACTAAACTTTGGCCTGTGGCAGCTCCTAGCTGTTCCATGCCACGTACCATAATTTCAGTATTCATAGCTTCACGTAGTGCAGTAAATGCCGCACTTACGGCAAATACGTTTGCAGCATAGGTAGCATACAGTCTAACTAGCCCGCCTAAGCCTTGGGCTTCAGCGGCAAAATCACGTGCACCAGCCCCTCCACGACCACTAACTCCACCCGCAGTGGTATATTCCTGCATATCTGTACTACTAGGTGAATAGCTTGCGCGTTTTGGTTGTTGCAAACCGGTACTAATTGTAGTACGCTGCATACCAACAGTTGAGTCTTGAGCCATAGATTGGCCAGCACTAAAACTTGAGCGCAAAGCTTGACTACCACTCTTAGTAGCACCAGCAGTTAAATCTTTACTTTTTTGCAGCTCTTTATTTAACTCACGTGCTTCAGCAGTTCTTTGTCCTATAGTTCCCTGCTTGTCTAGTACATTGAGATTAATATTTATTCTATTGTCGCCCATAAGTGCTCCAGCCATACGTTTGCTTGCACTGTAATTTTGCAAGATTAAACCAATTATAACACAAGGGGGTTAAAATGTCAACCACAAAAATTTTTAGTAATAAAAAAGCCCACTAACTACTGTTTAGCGGGCTTTTTCTGTTTTTCATTGATTAGGTGACTTCTAATATTATCTATTATTTTAATAAGAGTTAATATTATTTTATGATCTTCTGTATCTATTTCTGTATAATGTAATATTTCAGTTAAGCCAATATAACTTTTACCTAAATATAATCCATTAAATCCTTCCCATTCATCTTTAAGCATCCTATAAACAAACATTGCCTGCTGAACTTCAACTGGTAAGTCTTCTAGGTCTATAGGCATTTCTTCATCAACCGGATCTGTACCCAACTGTTCACACATTTCAAGGTACATCTCTTTGGTCATGCCGCCTGCATGCTGATTTTGAAAATAGTTTTTTAGTTTAACTTCAACTTGATCTATTTGGTCTTGGAAAAGTTTCCCAAGTCACTTACCTGTTCGCTAACAAAACTGTCAAAGTTAGTACTATTTTTCATTAAATACAAAGCATTTTCTTGTGTATATTCAAGCTCATCTTCAGGATTTAGTTGTGTTGTATCAACTGGAGCCAACTGGTCTAAGTACTTAATCTTTAAACCTTTCCAGCCTTTTACAGCATTATCTACATATAGCTGTAAAAACAACTCATCATCAAGCTCTTCTTGTGGCTGACGATTTTTAAAAGTAGTTTTAGTTGCTTTCTTACGAATATTAATAAGAGTTTCTCTGCTTAAAAAAGCAACATTAACAACAAATCCTGGCATGCCCGGAAATTCTACTTCAATAGCTTTTGATGGAACTAATAATGTTTTTAAACTTAATTGTGTCATGGATTATAAGTAGGGTAATAGAGCTAGTATATTACTAGCTCTGGTTATATAAACATTAAGCAAAGTATTTAATCAGTGCTTCGTTATCTTTAAGAATATCAAAACTTCCAGGTAAGGCGCTTTGATCGGTTCCTTGAGCTGTAAAGTTTACAGTTGTAGTAATTACACTTTCTGCATTAACTGTAGGAATTGTTAATACGCTACCTGGTAGAGATATTTCTAGTCTTGGTAAACTTGTTGGGCTTGCAGCACCTAGATTAATTGATAAGTAGAACTGTGGATCGCTGTCGGTATTAACCTGCGCTAGTAAGTCACTAAACAGATCTGCACTATATTTATCTGCACCTGAGCCTTTTCTTAGGTAGGCAGTTAAACTACCTGTAATACTTCTACTACCAGTAAAATAAGTTATAGGCTGATTAATTGTGCCCATATATGCTGGTGTTAAATATGTTATATTGTTTGTAAAAGTAATACTACCTGCGGTTAATGGCATAATATACTCTGTGCCTGCTGGTAGATTATCTACCCAATCGCTGGCCGCATCACTATATTGACCAATTCCAGACACTAGTTTTACTGTGCTAAGCTTGTTGGCGATAAATGGCGCATCAAATAATTTTCCAGTAAAATTATTTGTACCAGTAAAACCGCCTCCAGTAAAAGTACCACTACCACCGCTGGTTGTTGCTGCTGTAATTGTAGGTGCTGATACTCTACGAATTGCACGAGCTTGTCCACTCCACTGAATACTAGCAATTGCATCAATGCCAAAATCAATTGTTGCAGTGTTTAGTGAGCAATCATCTAAGAAGAACATATTTTGATCAAATATTACTATAAGGCCAAAACTTTGAAGTTGATGCTTTGCACTATGTATTAATTGCGCTACAGCAG